TTGATTATCGAAAAATGTTTGAATAACGAACAACCTGAGCAGGAGCCGGCAACTCTGGAGCAGTATTACGCCAAACATGGGGTCAGCCCTATCGCCACCCCACCCCGCACGGCGCAGGACGACAAATACGACGAACTGCTGTTCGCTGTCGGCAACAAGTACCCCGGCGAAACGAGGCACGAAACCGCGCTGCGCTATATCCGGCAGGCCGAGCAGAGCAAGCCAGAAACTGACAGCGGGAAGGCGGTGACACCATGAGCCGACTTGGCCGCGCATTGCTGCTTCACAAAACGGATCGCAAGTTCTATCCGATGACACGGTTTGACTACACGGAGAAGTACGACCGACTGAGCCCCATCGATATGAATCTCGGCTACGTCTACACGCTGGAAGCCACGTTCAAGGTAAAGGTGCGATTTACTGAGCTTGAAGTTCACAATGGGCATCATGCCGATCGCATTGAGATGGCACGAAGGCAAGTGCTCCGCGAAGTTTTTGGCGAGTTTGTGCCCGTGTTGTGCGAGGCCGAGTTTGCCGCCACAAACCACGAAGGCCCGCGTGCCGCCGAACTGATCCGCAAAGTCATCGCGGCATTTGACAGCACCGAGGAATTGAAGGAGCCGAAGACATGAGTGAAGATACTGATATTTTTACTTTTAGACCACTTCCAAAGTATGTTGGAATGTACAGAATTGGTGGGGATGGAGGATTATGCATACACTTTGAAATCAAACCAAAATGGTTTCACCGTAAGATGATGCAGTTTTGTCTTGGTTGGGAATGGAAAGATACAGTATGAATGAACGTATACTAGAATTGGCTGAGCAGGCTGGTCTTAAGAAAGACCACGGTGCTGATCGTGAGTATATCGGCGATTTTGATTGGCGACAGTTTGCCCAGTTGATTGTGGAAGAATGTGTTCAAATTGGTGGTCCAGAGGATTCTTACACAGATGAATGGTTCACGGCAAAGGCAGACAGCGTGAATAAGATTAAAAAACATTTCGGAGTTGCGGAATGAATGCATTTGTTTGGGGCATCGTTGTAGGATGGATCGGCCACGCCGTATGGGTGTTTATGATTAGACCAATTTTTAGGGAGACCATGAAAAATGAATGAACGAATTAAAGAACTCATTGATATGGATGAGCGTATGAGGGATTATTGTGCAGTTGGACCTGTTCAGAGTGCAAGTGTGGAAGATTTAGTGATTAGAATTCTGGAGGAATGCTGCCTTGTGATTGACAAACACTACGAACCAGTGTATGATGGTCAACTTATCAAGCGATATTTTGGAGTTGAATGATGGCACGTAGAACTAATCTTAATCTCAAGGCAGAATTCAGAGAATATATTGATGAACTAGAAGGTTTCACCCTGCGTTCAGAAAGATTCTATGCTGAGTTTGAAGCAGGTATTATGCGCGAGAAGCGTATTCTAGAATGGATGGAAGCAGCATATATTGCTGGTGCCAGAGAAATGGCACAGGATACTCTGGACACACTAGGCGATTATGCCTGTGCCTGTGCTGGTCTAGAACCTAGACTTATCAAGCCAGAAACTGTGTACGATCAGGCAGAATCTGATCTGCAAGTTTATTACACTAAAATTTTTGATAACTATGACAAGATTCTTGACAAGATTGATAAGATTGATGACAAGATTACCGATACCAATACTGCCGTAGAATATTTTAATCGCAATAGTTGACGTATGGACACAACTACTAACACGGATTTGGTTGACAGACTGCGGAAACGTGCTATGATACGCAGACAGATTCCTACACGCAAGAGTGTACTGGAAGGCGCACCAGATAGAATTGCTGATCTATTAGAAGAGGCAGCAAATGAGATTGAACAACTAAGGAAAGAAAATGAAAGAAACTTACTTTGAGTATTTGAAATCCCTGAGAGATAGTGGAGTCACCAATATGTTTGGTGCTGCACCATATCTTCAAAATGAATTTGGTCTGGACAAGTACGAAGCAAAAGATATTCTTATTGAATGGATGGAATCTTATAGGAGCGGAAAATGAATGAATTTGATTTGAAGTGTCGTGAACAGTTGTATTATGATTATATGAAGCAACCAGCTAATTGTAGCGATCCGATTAGAGAAGCCTTTAACTATGCATACAATTGTGGTCTAGGTCTTAATAAAACCGAGGCAGGACCAGTACCTGTGAAGAAAGAATGGGTTCTTGTTGAATGCGTTCAGTCATATCGTATGCGTTATATGGTTGAGGTGCCTGAAGGTAAATCCGAATGGGCACTTGATACAGTATCAATGCATCAAGCAAAAGAATTCTCGCAACAGGATATTGGAGAAACCATTGTATCTCATCGAGTTATCTCTGAAGAAGATGCATTGAAATTGTGTGATGTGGATAATGATTATTGCAAATCATGGAATGAACATCTGAAGATAAAGGGTTTCTTCACTAAAGAGGAAGACAAGCCTTATGATGAATAATGAAGATTTTATCTATGAACAAACAAAAATTTATGAAGAAATTGATCGCAGAAGAAGAATTACAGTTACTATAATTTGTACTACGATTGTACTTTCTCTTGTTTGTGGCATTTGTTATTATTTTGGAGTGTATTAATGCTTGAGAAAATTGGTAAATGGCTTTTGAATTCTTCTCTTGTTCACCTTACGATTAGTGCCATTCTGGTTGCAGGTTTGATTTTTGCGACACTATATACTCAGCAAGCATGGGACTATATCAACCGCACGAATAATCCTCCTGATTTGAAGGATTTCAAGAATGGTGTTCAAAATCATCTTGTTTGGGATATTGAAGGTCTGTGTTATTTTGTTCGGCCGTATACCGATAATACTGTATATTTGGTAACGGTTCCAGATTGTAATCGTAAGTAATGTTTTGTAAAGGAAATTATTATTATGAAGTTTGAAATTGGCAAAAATTAAATTTTAGAAAGTCTTTTTTTCTGAGATTCGGATATTTTATGTTTTGTTTCATCGGACAGTTTTTTGCCATAATTTGGATTATTTTGACCGATATAACTTCTTCGTGTGAAGACACAAGGTGGAATTTTACCTTTTTTGACTATAGATAAATTCTCTTTGTGTGAATCTGACATTTTATATCTCCGTCCGGATGCCCCTTCACCACCATCAGTTTTATTTCTAAGTATTCCTGTGTTATTATCTTTTCGCCCGTACCAACGTATTAAATATCTCTCAATTGCCAATGAACCAATTTCAGTTAAATTGGCTTCAATTATTATAATTTTTGTTTTATTTTTTGGTGGTAGTATTTCATTTTTAAAATGAAACCAGGCTCTTTTGCCTTGACCTTTGCCAATATAATACGGAGTGTTATCTTCCCGGAGATAAGCATAAACGTAAAAATTTGGCGGAATATTTTTTGTATCATATATACTTGACATAGCTGTGTCCTTGTGTTAAAGTGTATGACATAGAGCCAGTAGATGTTGACGCATCGTGACTGGCACCTTTCATATTTATAGGAGAATAAAAGTGAGCTTATTTATCGAGGTGGATTCGATTGAAAAAGGTTGTAAAGTTATCATTAATTTAGATGAAGTGCTAGAAATTGCACCATTAGCCGCCGGCGGATGTGCATTGTTCTTTGCAACCGCAGCAGGCAGTAAGGTATCATTCAAGGTGCGAGATAGTTATGAACTATTCAAGCAGTTTGTATTGCAGACAGTATCAGTCGATGATATTGCAAAGAAGGTTAAGAGTCTAAAGGTCTCGGCACCACAAGATGACGATATAGTTATTCCAACACTTGGTTCACCTAAGAAGTGATTACTCAAGTAGTAAAGGATATAATTTCGTGGATTAAATTGGATTGGAAATCCAATCATATTAGATTTATTCTAGAAGTTATTGCTTGGGCAATTAGCATTAGTTGTGCTGTTATCATGGCAATAACAATACCTAATCCACCTTTTATCTTCTTGTATCCAATGTTCATTACTGGTTGTTCTTTATATGCATGGACTGCATATAGTAGAAATTCTTTTGGTATGTTGATCAATTATCTATTATTGGTAACTATTGATACTATTGGTTACATTCGTCTATTTTTTTAATGGAGAAATATTGTGAGTGCTGAAACTATTAAATTTAAACTGACTGAAATTGAAGCGCGATTGATTCTGTCGTTGCTTGATTACTGCCGTTCTGGTGATGAGAATGCATCAAATTTCCGAATGGCTTTGTCCTCACTTCAATACAAATTCGAACCGTATCGAACTGAGTATGAAGATACTGAACGCATTTCTTTCACCCGAGAAAATAATGCAGGTGAAAAGAAGAATTATAATTCCAAATCGAAATCTTTCATTACGATTGAAATTGAATAACTGTAGACAATTTGACTACATCGTAGACAAAATATCATCAGCCGTGGGAAAAGAGTTTGTCAAGACTCATCACTATTCCCATGGCATTCATAATGGTCCTATGTGTTATGGACTATTTGATGGTACTAGGCTTGTAGGTGTATGTGCATTTGCTACCCCATGTTCTGAGGCAGTATGTGCAAGTGTATTTGGAGTAGAACATAAAAGGTCGGTTACTGAATTGCACCGTTTGGTTTTACTTGATGAATGTCCTAAAAACTCCGAGAGTTTCTTTATTGTCAGAGCATTAAAGTTGTTGAAAAGAGACAGGCCCAATTATAATGCGGTCTTATCTTTTGCTGATGCAACAGAAGGGCACAAGGGTACAATCTACCAAGCAACCAATGCATTGTACACTGGTACCTCAGGTAGGTCCACCTTCTACCTGGACAGCACAGGACGCCTCAGGCATCCAAGGCAGAATGGTGTTAACGTATCGAAGGAATTCGTGCGGGAAAACAACTGGAAACCTGTTAAGAGAGAAGGTAAACACCGTTATCTTTATTTGCTACCAGTTGACAAAAGACATAAAAGAGTGTTACAATCTAATTTGAAACTTGAAAAACTACCTTATCCTAAATGAATATTTTCTATCTCGATAAATCCGCAGTCGAATGTGCCAAAATGCATGCCGATAAACATGTGGTAAAAATGATTCTCGAATATTGCCAACTATTATCCACGGCTCATCGAGTATTAGACGGCGTACAAACTGTTGGACTTTCTGAGTCTGGTAGAAAAAAAACTGTATATCATATTAGTGACAATCGAAATGATATTCTTTATTCTGCTACTCATATCAGTCATCCATCTGCCATTTGGGTAAGAAAATCTGTCAAGAATTATATGCATCTAGTTTGTATTCTCGTACACCTATGCGGAGAATATACTTATCGTTATGGTAAAATTCATAAGTGTGAATCGTCAGGTCTAGTAGATAAACTTGGTGTTCCGCCAAATAATATTTCATATACTGAACCATTTTCTGAACCGACTCCTGCAATGCCTGATGAGGTTAAAGTTGCAGGAGATTCTATTTCTTCCTATCGTAGCTACTATATAAAGAATAAACAGCACCTTGCTTCATGGCAAGGCAAAATCAATTCTCGTAATGTTCCGGAGTGGTTCACATGCCAACATATCAGTTCTTAAACAAAGATACAAATGAAGTAGAGGAACATAAAATGTCCTATACTGTTCTTGAAGAGTTTAAAGAATCGAATCCACATCTAGAAAGATATTTCTGTGCAGAGAATCTACCCGTTATGAGTGATGGATCTCGCATGAGTGTTCCAGGAATGGGTCAACCATGTAAAGCATTTGAGCAAGGTGTCATCGAACGTATGAAAGCCACCATTCCAGGAAATACACTTGGTAAAACTCACAAAACTAAACTCCCCCGAGAATGGTAAACCAAAAAATCCCATATCTACTGAGGAGTAATCCAACTCCTGCAAATGTGAACGGTACATTGAAATCCAATGTACGCTTGATTAATAATGTTATTAAGGAAAAGAAGATAGCCGCTCTACTAAAACACAAATAATAAAGGTAAACAATGGCCACTAAAAGAACTCCAGTACAAAAGCGTGATGATTTTGTTGAGAATGATGACTCGAATAGTAAGCATCTTCCTGTAGTAACAAACTCTCTGAAAATAAAGTTGGATCACCTTAAAACATTTCAAGCACTAACAGAAAATCAGCAATTATTCTTTGATGCTTATAAGAGAGGTGATTATTTTATTGGCATGTTTGGTTCTCCTGGTGTGGGTAAAACCTTTCTTGCAGTCTATCGTGCAATTGAAGAGGTATTAGATAAAAATAATCCATTCAAGCAATTGGTTGTTGTTCGTTCCGCGGTACAGGTGAGGGATCAGGGTTTTGTTCCAGGTACACTTGATGAAAAGATGGAAATCTACGAACAACCTTATAAAGAAATATGTGAAACACTATTCGGTCGTAAGGATGCTTGGGAAAGACTAAAGGAGCAATCTCATGCAAGATTTATTTCCACCACAGCAATTCGTGGTATTTCTATTGATGATGCTATTGTTGTGGTCGACGAATCACAATCAATGACTTTTCATGAATTATCCTCTGTTATTAGCCGAGTTGGTCATAGGTCAAAGATTATCTTCATTGGTGACTTGAAGCAAAATGACTTGATTAAATCAAGAAATGACGTATCAGGACTCAAAGAGTTTCTGGAAGTTGCTCGTCATATGAGTGAGTTTACTGAAATTACATTTACACCAGATGATATTGTTCGCAGCAGTTTGGTTAAATCCTTTATTATGGCCTGCGAAAAATTAGGATATTGAGATATGTTTAACTATTGCCCACCTAAAGAACTCGAAAATCTAGAATCTGAAACTGGTCAAGACGGTAAAAGATTCTATGTTTTACCTAGCGGAGTTCGTATTCCGTCCATCACCACCGTATTAGGTGCAATGAAGAAGGAAGCAATTCAGGCTTGGCGCCGTCGGGTGGGTGAAGATGTTGCCAACCAAATCTCTAGGAAAGCATCTGGAAGAGGCACCAATGTGCATACATTATGTGAACGATATCTGAACAACGATTCGCTTGGTGATGTTATGCCAGACGCTAGGGAGATGTTCTTTAGCATCAAACCTTATCTAAACAGGATTAATAATATTTGGTATCAGGAACAGACTTTATGGTCTGAAAAATTAGGCGTTGCTGGTCGTGTGGATTGTATAGGAGAATTTGATGGCGTATTGAGTATCATAGACTTTAAAACGTCTAAAAAAATAAAAACCAAAGATATGATCGAGGACTATTTTTGGCAAGAATGTGCTTATTCCTTAATGGCAGAAGAAAGGACTGGCAAACCTATAAATCAATTGGTGACTATAATGGCGGTAGAAAATGAAGAGCCTTTATTGTTTATAGAAAAGACAGAAGACCACATTACAGGTTTAGTACGAGCAATCCGTTACTATAACGACCAAAATACCTGAGTGTTTGTAGTATCTTGCCAAACACATAAATATGTGTTAAGATGCAATCTCGGTCAGTACGGTGGGACGTGCAGGTAGACAATACATGGACAAGGTTCGAATCCAAACTGAGATTTTTTGAAATAATTAAAGGAGTTATTATGATCGCATTGTATTTCCTCATTATGTTTGTTGCTTTCATGGGGTTTTTACAACTCACGAAGTAAGAAGCTATGATTGTATGAAGTAAGTAGAAATGAGTTCTGGACGCGGAGGCAGTATCCGCCCGGTCCACCAAAAGCATATTCTGTTTGGTATCGGCAGTAGCCAAAAAGACTTAGTGTGCTTTTGATGGGCCGGAAATAGTTTCGACAGGGCAAAAAGTATATGCACGGACAATCCAGTAGGCGATGACTGTAAATCAAGCAAACCAAGTAAATGCAAACGAAGATGCATTTTTGATGGCGGCGTAAGCACCATCTGAGTTTTGCCAGTTGAACTTGGAAACAGAATCAACTGGTACTTATAAATAAAATCATGGACACAAAAAAATACAAAAGTATCTTCATTTCTGATGTACACTTAGGTACAAAAGACTGCAAGGCCGCATTACTTAATGATTTTTTGAAAAACAATAGTTGCGAGTCCCTTTATCTTGTCGGTGACATAATCGACGGATGGAGAATCCAACAAAATAAGTGGCGCTGGAAGCAAAGTCATACCAATGTGATTCGCAGAATTCTCAGTTGTTCCAAAGATGGAACAAAGGTTATTTACATTGCCGGAAACCATGATGAATTTCTGAGGCCACTATTATCTTATAATATAGGTTTTGGTATGGTAGAGATAGCAAACCAATATGAACACCTAGGCGTTGATGGTAAAAAATACTTGGTAGTACATGGTGATTTATTTGACGGTATCACCAGACTTGCTCCATGGATATCATTTTTAGGTGACCGCGCATATGATTTTATACTAAGCGCCAACACTAAATTAAACTGGTTGAGACATAGACTAGGTTTTGGATATTGGAGTCTCAGTAGATTCTTAAAGCATAAGGTTAAAAAAGCAGTCGATTTTATCTTTCATTTTGAAAAAAATATCACTAACTATTGCATTAAAAGAGGTTTTGATGGCGTGATTTGTGGACATATACACAATGCAGAAATCAAAAATATTGATGGCATCATGTATATGAATGACGGTGATTGGGTAGAATCCTGTACTGCATTAGTTGAACATCATGATGGTTCTTGGGAATTAATTACATGGTCCCAAAATATTAGTGAAGATACTTACGATTGAACATGCGAAAGAAAATTTTAATTATAACCGACAATTTACCGGATCAAATAAATGGAGTCGTTACTACATTCAAAAACATTGAAAAATGTGCTAACGCTGATGGGTTTGATATTGTATATCTTGATCCCGGGCAGTTCTATCATATTGATTGTCCTGGCTACTCTGATGTTAAACTCTCAATCCCGTTTAAAATTGGAAAAAAGATTGAAAGCATATCTCCGGATTATATACACATTGCTACGGAAGGTCCTATAGGATTTTTCGCAAGGTGTTATTTGGATAGAAAGAATATAAAGTATAACACTAGTTATCATACGAAGTTTCCTGAGTTCTTAAAGAAATTGTATGGAATTCCGGAGTGCGTTAGTTATGCTTATTTTAGATGGTTTCATAAACATAGTGGAAAAGTATTAACTACCACCAATACAATGGTGAAAGAACTGGAAGAACATGGATTTCGTTCAGACATAATTCCATGGACCCGCGGTGTAGATAGAGAGATATTTAATAAAAATCTTCGAACTGAATATGAAGGTAAAGTTTTATTGAGTGTGGGTAGGGTAAGTAAAGAAAAGGGAATCGAGAATTTCTGTTCTCTCGATTGTTCGCCATGGGTTAAAAAAATAGTAGTTGGTGATGGTCCATGTCGAGAAGAATTACAATCAAAATATCCAGACGTAAAATTTGTTGGTGTTAAAACTGGTAAAGAACTTGCAGAGTATTATGCGAATGCAGATGTGTTTGTGTTTACCTCTAAGGTAGATACTTTTGGCATAGTAATAATAGAAGCATTGTCCGTGGGAACTCCAGTTGCAGCATACAAAGTTCCTGGTCCGATTGACATAATAGAACCTGGTGTCAATGGCTATATGGAAGAAATTTTGAATGACCCTTTGAATGATTGTATCAACAGGTGTCTTTCACTTGACCGAGATGAAGTGGAAAAATCCAGCATCAAATGGTCTTGGCAAGAATGTTGGAATGTATTCAGAGAAAATTTAATTCAATTGAAATAGTTCAATATTTTCTAAGTCCCAAAACAGGAGAAAAAATGTTAACAACTAAGAAAGTGCTATATCATGTAGCACTAATGTCTGCCATTTCCGTTGTACTTTCGATGTTCTTGTCATTTAAAATTATTGATTTAATTAAAGAATATACGTTTCAATCGTATACAGTACGTGAAGTTGTTGTTCTACAACACATGATGCAAGAAGAAGTAAACTGTCTAGCCAATAATATCTATTATGAAGCTGGTACAGAATCGTATGAGGGTAAACTCGCCATTGCACAAGTTACAGTTAATCGAGTTAATAGTAACAAATATGCCAAAGATATATGTGGTGTGGTGAAACAAAAAGACAACGGTGTCTGTCAATTCAGTTGGGTTTGTGTCAAGGTTTCGAAAGAAAAGGAACCATATGCATGGGAAGAGTCTAAGTTAATTGCTGAAAAGATGTTGACACAGAGCACCTTTCATGATAAACTAGCCAAGACTAATGCTTTATTCTATCATGCAGACTACATAACTACCAATTGGGACAAATCAAAGGTCGTGTCAAAAATAGGTAGACATATTTTCTATAAAACCATTTAACAAAGGTACATAATGCCCAGTCGTGATGAAATTAAAGAGTTTTCTGATTTGATCGAAAACTTATCCTATGAAGAAAATTGTTCCCTCGTTGATGCTATTGTCTTCCATTGTGAGGGTACAGGTTTGGAAATCGAAGTTGCTGCAACTCTAATTTCTCCTATTCTTAAACAGAAGATCAAGGAAGAAGCGGAAGAAAACAACCTTATGAAGAAGACTTCCAAACTCCCTATTTGAATGAGTGATGACTGAAAATACTGGATTTGCAGCATTTGCATTATATCACAGTCTGAAATTACACTTTACATCTAGTAGTTACAATTACCATAAGTATAATGGTAAGACAAACGTATCTAAAGATAGTTTTCTGAAACGTAAAGATAAGTATTCTTTCTACAGACTATCACGAAAATATGATTTACCAGAACTCAAGGACTTTTTGGTTGCTAATTTCGTTACATACAATGTAAACTGGATCGGCGAGATTATGGGTGCAGAGGCTGAGGACGCATACACCAAATGGCAAAAGCGTATTCAATCTCTGACATATAATTTCACCAATGATATGGACAAGGTGATGGAATCTGGTAATCCGGAACAATGTCTTAAAGTTGTAAATGGTCAGTATCCCCAACTATATGATATGCTGGGTCACGACAAGATTACGCTGGAGTCCTTTGTTATTCTCAATGATATCCTCAACTTCTTTCCTATGTGGAGTAAGAAAATTGATGATGATATTATCTGGCCGAGTTTCAGATTGAAATGTGAGAAGTATGCACCATTTATTGAATATGATAAAGCAAAGTTCAAATCTATACTAAGAGACAAGATGCAAGAATATGCATAAATAATGGTCTGTATTTCCAACTACTAAAAAATCCTTATGCGTTCATTTAAATCTTTCTTGGCTGAAAAAGTATTATCCATCGGACTTAATCCTGAACATGAAAAATTCAGAGAGAAGCACCGCCAACAAATCCATGATGTTATTCAACACTCATATAAGAATGTAGACGGCGGCTATGGTGGTAATGGATCAGGTACCAAGAAAGAATCTGATGCTATACATGATGATATTACAAACTCGGTCATCAAAGCAACCAAGCGTGGAGATAAGATAACCGCTGTTAATCTTTATAAGAAACAACATGGTAGAAAGTCTATTGCTTCTGGTACAGATGGTTCTGAACAAGGTAAAAATGATTGGAAGAAGACAAAGATGGAAGACCATGAGCAGAAACGCGCATGGGGTGAAGTCTCTGGTGCAGCCGAGAAAATCCAGCGTAAGATGGGAGTTCCTGTTATTCATAATAACAAAGTGGGTAAACTACTTAACAAAGATATTAGCCCACACGAAGGTGGTGAACATTATGATCGTAAGATTGGTGGAGAAACCCACACGAAAGTGGCCATGGGACACCCAAAGGTTGACAAGGATTAAAAGGTGTGATATACTTTCTGCATGAAGAAACTTATTGTTTATTGCCACGGCTACGGCTCAAATCCCAATACGGATAAATTGCAACAACTCAAAGATGCAGGATTTGATGCATATTGCTTTCATGCATGTATTGATCCTGTGGTCGCTTTTGATAGTATCAGTCGAGAAATCGATTTAGTGCTACTGGATTATCTACACCAGGATATTGAACTTATCTTTGTCGGTACTTCTCTTGGTGGCTGGATGGCTTCTAAACTGGCTAAGGCATATGATTGCCGTGCAGTTATTATCAACCCATCATACGATCCAGAACTATCTCTTGAGAAATATGGAATATTCGAAGAAATTCGGAACAAGTATACTAAGTTGACTATTTCTGAAAAGTTCCATTACTTCTTCGCTGAAAAGGATGAAGTTCTAGACCATGCAGATTGTCTCGATGCTGTAGTATCTTCGTGTTCTTATGATATGATTCGTGGTGCAGATCACCGTTTCAACGAACACTTTCATTTGGTTATTGATTATTTGAAGAGCATTTAATATGATTGATAAAATTTATGTAGACATGGATGGCGTATTATCCGACTTCCATAAACGATATAACGAAGTTTTTAATGTATGCCCAGAAACATTAAGCAATAAGCAGTTTCATCGGCAATTTGATAAGTTTATTGTTGATATGAACTTTGCAACACTTGAAATGATGCCTGATGCACTGCAATTGTTATCTGCACTGGATTCTCTAGAAGTACCAAAAGAGATTTTATCCTCAACTGCATCTGAGTCTAGGCATGATGTTGTATCTAAACAAAAACGTATCTGGTTGAAAAACCATGGTATTACTTACAAGCAAAATTTTGTACCAGGAAAACACCTAAAGTACAAATTTGCAACACCAAATTCCATAATCATTGATGATACGGTAAGTGTTATCGATGATTGGAACAAAGCCGGTGGAATTGGTATTCTTCACAAGTCTGCCGAAACCACCATTGACAAACTAAAAAGTCTTATGTTATGATGGCTATATAGATCATCATTATGATTTATGTGGATAATCCGTTAATACATTAATATACTCCGTAATACGAAAGGAAACTCAAATGAGTTCATTTGCAAATCTCAAGCGCCAATCCGGCAATCTCGATAAGTTGTCTAAGGCAATCGAGGCACTCAATTCTTCTTCTGAGGGATCAGACAAGAAAGAAACCTTCTGGCGTCCAGAAGTCGATAAGGCAGGCAATGGTATGGCTACCATCCGTTTCTTGCCGGCATCTCCACAAGATGGTGATGATTCTCTCCCATGGGTTAAAATCTTCTCCCATGGATTTCAAGGTCCTGGCGGCTGGCTCATCGATAACTGCCTGACAACCAACAACCAAAAGTGTCCAGTGTGTGAACACAATTCGAGTCTGTGGAATTCAGGCATCGAAGCCAACAAGGACGTAGTTCGTAAGCAAAAGCGTAAGCTTAACTATATTGCTAACGTCTATATCGTTTCGGATCCTAAGCATCCAGAAAACGAAGGGCAGATCAAGTTGTTCAAGTTCGGTAAGAAAATCTTTGATAAGATTACTGAAGCAATGAACCCTGCTTTCGAAGATGAAACACCTATCAATCCGTTTGATATGTGGAAGGGTGCTAACTTCAAGTTGAAGATTCGTAAGGTCGAGGGCTATCAGAACTATGATAAGTCTGAGTTCGAATCTCCAGCACCATTGTCGGCTGATGATGACAAGTTGGAAAAGATTTGGCAGAACCAGCACTCTCTGAAGACCATGACAGCCGATAGCGAATTCAAGTCATTCGATGATTTGAAGAGCCGTCTGGATAAGGTCTTGGGTCTTAATGGTGAAGTTCCCGCTGTTCGTACAACCGTAGAACAGGCTAAGGCTGCACCACGCAAGCCAGCACCTGAACCTGAGTTGGTAACGACAGAGGAAGAAGATGATCTTAGCTACTTCTCGAAGTTGGCTAATGATGATGAGTGATTAGTCTTAATTGACCAACACAGAACCCCGCCTAGTGCGGGGTTTTTCATTATATGGGTCGAAGCCCCTGTTTCTGCAATTTTTGCAAAGTCGGATCATCAATTCGTACAGACACAGAACTGTCCATACCAATAGCAGGAGCAGAACTACCTCCACCAACAGTTTTCGAGTTATCAAGTTTTATTATTTTAGGTGTATTATCTTCACTTAGTTTTGCATCATTGTTATTAGTAGTCGCATCAACAATTCTTGCGCCGATAGGACTAGGTTCAGGTGGCATTTGTGTTGCACCTGAACGTCCACCCATTTTTCCAATTTTTATGGAAGTTTCACCTGTACTCGCATTTGATTTTGCAACACCTATATCGTAAATACTTTGTCCTGCAGCAGGCAATTGTGAACCTGCGACTTCCATCGCAGATTTATTTTGTTTAGGATTTACTCTGAATTGGTTTAGTGCCGCAACCATATTTGGATTACTCTGCACCCAATCTTGACTTAACAATTCATTTTTAACATCCTCATCTATTGTATTATTATTTTTTGTTGCCGCATCCGTCACGTCTTTGAAATGCTCTGCGTTCGCTTTATCTGCTCTTTTTTCTTTTTCGGTTTTTATACCAAATATGTTTTTAACCTTATCACTTACAACTTCTTCAATTGTTGCATTTGGGTCTCCAGTATGCCATTGAGCCATCTTATCCAATATTTGTTTACCGGCCCAAGCAGTTAAAGCAATGCCTCCCACTATTAAAAGGGGTGTTAATAGTGGCGCTAAAAATCTTAAAACGTTAATTAATGTTTTTAAACCCGTTAGTTCCTTTAACCATCCCAAATCCTTGAGCCATTTGAAATCTGTTATCCAACCAAACATATCAGTCACTTGTTTAATAGCACTATCAATCATTCCAGTAACGGTACCAATAACACTTTTAACCATTTCACCTATAATTTCAAGGAAAGATTTACCTTCTTCTTTTTTCGCTTTAACTGGTACAGCCATGCCGGTTCCAGTTAAGGCTTTTAATATTTCTTTATGTTGTTTTTCTTTAAGTTCGTTTTCTTCTATCTTCTTCCGTTTGTCTTCATCTCTCGCATTCGAGTCTGCTTTACTGTTGATCAGGAATAAATTATAAATTTTAGCCAGAACATTGGAAACACTATCACCCGATTTTAATTTTGGTTGTTGACCTTCAGAAACTTTTGTATGCAGTGCTTTACTCAGTTCACCTAAATCTGGTCCAGTTTTTGTATATTGGTGTGCAGGTGCATTTTTACTTCTTGGTGAACGCCCAGTAAAATGTTCCATATCTTCTTGGCTTCGGCCAGTTGCACGACCAATTACTGCCGCGCCAACATTGCCTGTCAGTTTCTTTGCAATGTTTAGCGGATCAAATTTCTCTTTGAGTCCAGTTACTTTAGCCTTGAATGTGCTGGAAATTCCTCGACCAATAGAACCGGCAATAGAACCATTGCCTGATATTAAACTATCAGTAACATTTCCTAGAAGCCCACGCTCTCTAGTTTGTGCTGCTGCTTGATATGATGGTGCTGAGGATTGTTTTGCCATTTTGTTTTATTATTGTTGGTAAGCAGGTCGATCTTGTTGTGTAGGGTTCGTTAATGTCATTCTTTTACCTCCAGGAGGTACAACTGCGGTAGTTGAACTGTCACTTATGACGGTTAACCTAACTTTAGTTTGTTGCATATTTTTTAAGGTTTTGGATGCAGCATCAACTTTATTACCTGTTTGTAGTTCCTGACTGGCAGAGGAATGTGGAGACATTCCTCCTTTTTTTTCTAATCTACTTGCAAGTATTCCTTCAAAATCAGCTGCTTTTATTTCAAGCAATTCAGCATTATTACCTATATCATAATTATGATCAGACATAACTTCTGCAACTGTTTTATCTTCACCCTTTTTAATTGAATTATAAACCGCAGCAGCACCTCCAGCACCAATGTAATGTGCCATATATTCATAACCTGGAGTTATAGGAACACCCAATCGTTTTAACGTTTTAACATCCTGTGTGTGCAAAAGTTGTTGCAATTCATCTTGTAATGCAGGCGTGAATTTCGTATTCATATTCACATCTGGTTTTTTCAGCATCAATTGCTGCACAAGTCCTGTTCCTTTTTTGCTACCAAATAATGTCGAGGGCATAAATTGATATTTGCCTACGGCTCCAGCACCGGCACCATTTTTTGATCGATATTCACCAAAAGCCTTAACTTCCGCAAGAGTCATTTCTGTTAATTTTTTTCCAGAATATTCTTCTGGTGTTTTCAGATTGAGTGGTTTTTTAGTTTTTGGATCCTTTGCAATATTGATTGTCTTGCCGGCCTTCTTATTGAATACATCACCGTAAGAAAGATCATAATTACCACCCGTTTCAGCACCACCAATAGCGTCGGCGGCCGAAACAGCAACACCAACTTTAGCTGCAGTTTTTGCCGCGGTTGAAACTGGTGCTTTAGTTGCAGTTGGGGCTGGTGCTTTAGCAGGTTCAGTTTTGGGTGCTGTTGATTCGGCAGGTTTGGCCGTAGTTTTAGGTGCAGTTGGCTCAGCACGTTTAGCCTTAGTTTTAACATTCGATTTAGGAGCAGGTGCTGGTGCCTTAGCAGGTTCAGTTTTAGGTTCTGGTGCCTTAGCAGGTTCAGTTTTGGGTGCTGTTGATTCGGCAGGTTTGGCCGTAGTTTTAGGTGCAGGAGCAGGCGCAGCGGCCTTACCAGGTTCTGCTTTGGGTGCTGGAGCAGGTGCGGCGGGCTCAGCCTTTTTAGTCTGTTTCTCTACTTCTTTTTTTGTTTTCTTAGGCTCAGGCGCTTTCTTCTTGGACTTCTCAATTGCATCAATAAATTCTTCGTGTCGTCTTTTATCTTCAGCAGCATTTTCTTTACTGAAGTCTTTATCCAATTCTCGTTCAAGTTTCTTAACATCATAAGAAGTCTTCATTGCATTGTACAATTTGGCACCAACATTGGCCAAACTATCATTCTTCTTTAGTCCATTTCTAGAACCATCAGAAATATTTGCATAGAGTGCTGTGTCAACTCCACCTAATTTACCTTTGGGCTTTAATGCTGAAAATGCTCTCCCCAGAAGTCCACCATCTTTACCCTTATTAGCAAAATAACTCATATCGGACTTTGATCGGCCCATCATACGACCAAGAATACCGACACCAACACCACCTGTCATCTTCTTTGCAATGTTTAACGGATCAAACTTCTCTTTGACACCGGTAACCTTAGCCTTAAACGTGTCCGAAATTCCACGGCCAATACCTCCAGTAATGGAACCACCACCAGATATTAAATTATCAGTGATGTTTCCAAGTAAACCACGTTCTCTTACTTCGGCGGCACGTTCGTATTTGTTCATCTTTGTTTCTGTTTAATTTTCTCGGTTTCTTCCTCAATATATTGTATAAGCATACTAATGTAAATGTCTCTCTCCCAAGGGATCATAGACTCCAATTCAGACAAACTGTACTTATGATGTTGCATCAAAGCGAAATTAGTTTTATAGTAATTCCGCAAATTATCATGACGAAATATTAGCCGAAAAAACTTTCCAGCCCTTCCACCTCAATCGTATGGTCGAAACCACACTTACCACATTTAATCTCAATCTTCTTATTTAACTTCGGCAAATTATCAAAAAATTCTTCAATCTTTGCAAACTGTTCTCGGTTCAAAGACTCCACAAACTCGATAAGTTCTGCGGTTGTAGATTCTTTAGCATAGTGAAACTGTTGACCATCATAGATGTATTCGATACTATCAATAATCATCTGGAATGCTAAATCGGTAGATGATTCGAATTTAGTAGCCTTCTCCATGATAGAGAACTCAGGATACTTTAACTTGATACTGATCTGACTGTTTATTTGAATCTCATCCTTGATGTTTTCATCCTTGTCGATTTTAATATCAAGCAGATTGACTTTAACATCCATGAGATTGTTGCATGTAACATCTTCTACAAGATTCTCACATCGATATTTGTTATCAACCACTTCACCAACAGACCTTGCTCTTAGGTGAATGAAGTAATATTCAACATCAAGAATCGGAAGTTTGTTGATATCAATATTTTCTGTCAATGTACAGTTATATAACACTTGTTTAATATTGCTCTCAATGGTTTCTTTATCTTCAGATTCCATTGCCATCATTAGATTACGCTGTTCTTTTACAAGGAACGGTCTAAATCTAAGTTGTTTTTTACATAACGGTAATTCCAGTTCATATACTGGTGCATCAAGTTTTGGCAAAGCCATAGTGTATTCTCCTCAAAAATAATATATTAAAAAATATTCATTTATTAACAGGTGTACCATCAGCATTCACATCGGCCGTAGGTATTCCAATCTGTGAACCCAATGGACCAGTATATGCTTTTGGTGAAAAACCTGTTGCAACCTGTGCAATAAAGTTCTGAGCCAAACTGGAACCAAACGATTGCAGAGAATTGTTTTGCCAGTAAGAATTAGCAAATACAACAGTCAGTTTATGATAATCAGTAGAACTCCAATTTAAATCCAACTGATTAACTGCAATAGGATATGCATCAATTATGTTAACCGAATATGTCAAATTATTCAGTTCATCATATTGATTGATTTGCAACGTGCTAATGTAATCTGTTTTGTAACGAAAATCATATTTGTATGTTGGATTGATATATTCCATCCATGCATCAAAGAATTTCTTTTCTTCCATGTTACCCGAAACAATAAATGTCATCTCGACATCATTATAGTTTGACATATATGGATATTTCTCAACAGGATTCGAACCGAACTTCTGTTCTGTTGTTGAGAATGTTCTGCTTGGTAAATTGGTACTCTCACACCTAAGTGATAATGTTCTTGCAATACCCCGATACGGTAACAGAACCAATGGAATAGGAATACTAACATCAAATCGATTAGCCTTTGCTAAATCAGTAGTGAAGCTAGATTTAAACTCATTTAAACTTGGCATTTAAGGATTCCTTATTTGTTCCATGGATTCTTTCCATACTGCCGCAGGTTTCGCTTTTCTGAACTGTTGCACTGGTAAAAATGCTGCAATATCCCATTCATCAGGATGAACAGCAAGTATTTTTGATTTCACATGACCGTGCAAGTATTGCTTCACGCAGGGCTTGAACTCTTTCATGCGTTTGGATGCAGCCAGGATGTCGTAGGTGACACGGAGGCGCTTTATCTCATGCTCTGCAGTGTAGGATGCAAACTGCAGCAATTTAGCCAGGAATATGATTCTATATTTGAGAGGTAAATAGTGTAAATTCAATCCTAGAAACCCATCAGGATACTTTTCCAACACTAATACTAATGGAAATCTATCGTAATACGGTAAATCCAATTTAGTTTTTGGATCATAATAAAAGTAATATAATCCGCCCCTCATAAATTTACCTTTTGCGGTAAATCTATCTTGTTCTTTACTGATAGCGGAAGCAATATTACTTGTATTCTTCAAGTTATTAACTTTACCCATCAGCCATTTTATCGACTCTCTCGATAAGGTTTCAAGTTGAGCTTCGGTTTTCTGCTCGGCGAGTGTGGTTAGTTTAGATTTAGTCATACTACTATTTATAGGACGAAAAAAAGGGAACCCGAAGGTTCCCTTTGAAACTCCACTCTACGGTGGATTTTTCCAACTTAACTCACATCAAATTCTTCACGCCAAAAAGTCGGTAGTAAACATTTGTACGAGCCAGCAACTGACCACCGTTGGTAGTAGTAGCGCCTTGTGCAAACGGATTTGCAACCATGCCGTAACGAGTCTTGAAACCAATCTTAGGTTGGAATGTGAACTGGTCAACTGCACGAACCATTTGTAGCGGAACGTATGGGCAGTAGAACAGACCAGCATCATAAGGTGTCGAACCCTTATAACCGATTGTAACCAATTCTTGGTTGCTTGTGTAGCCACCGAAGTATGGGTCGATGTAGACCTTGATGCGGCGATGTAACAGACCAGCGAAGGTGTTACCGGTGTCATCAACTTGCAGGTCAGCAGTCAGAGCAGGTGTATACGAAAGAACGCCAGCCATTGCCATTGCGGATGCAACGTCAGACGAAACGATCAGAACGTTACCCTTACCACGACGAGTTTGCTTTGCAATTACGTTAGCATCACGCTCGATTTGGAAGATAAGACCCTTGAAACGCTCAACAGACCAACGACCGTTCGAGTCAGTATCCAAGTCGAAGTAACCAGCAGTAGTTGTACCGTACTGAGCACCTGCAACAGCGCAAGTGTAGATTGTGCGGATAACTTCACGGTTGATTTCAGCAAGAATTTCTGTAGACAGAATGTTCGACAATTCTGTTTCAGCGTCAAGACCGTGAATAGCCTTCAAGTCTTGAGCAAGTTCAAGCGAGTACTCAGCCTTCAGTGCGCGTGATTGAGCAGTTACAGTAACTTTCTCAATTGTGAACGCCATTTGCTGGAATGCATTAGCACCCGAAGCTTCTGAACCCAAGAATTCTGCAGCAGCAGTAGTCATGCCGATACCAGAAGTGGTAGCGCCAGAAGTTGGGTCTTGGAATGTAGTTGCAATGTCGGATGCAACAGTACCCTTTGTACCGTATGGATTACCACGCGAATCAATACCGGAGAAGATGGTATTTGCTTCGTTGTAGAATGCTTCTGAACCAGATTGGTTAGCATAACGGGCGCGCATTGCGAAGATCAGACCTGTAGGTCCAGTCATTGGCTGAACGCCAGCAACATCATAAGCAATCAGGTTAGGCAACGAACGGCGAACCAAGCTGATTAAGATTGGGTCGAAGTTGCTGATACCTGAGCCAGTAACGTTTGTAGGACCCGAATCGGTGATTTCGTTCAACGATTGGCGGTCTTGACGCATTGCTTGTTGTTGGTTTTCCAAAACAAGAGTCGTAACAGCCTTTTTGTATGGATCGGTAATCGATTCCAATTCTGGATGTTCCAGAACTGGAGCCCATTTCTTTTGTAGTTCTTCGGTTAAGTACATTTATAACTCCTTATTTTATTTTAAAAGGTTCTGTGAAATTGTCTTTGCGTATTGAGCAATCGAAGGATCATCAGAGATGAATGTCTTCTTTTCTTCTTCGATCAGTACTTCGTCATCAAGAGCATTATTGCTTGCAACTCTAACATCTGTACGGAAATAAGATTCTTTCAATACTTCTAGTTTATTTGCAAATTCATAATCGGAAGAATAATCAACACCCTCTGCGAGCGATTTTAATTTTTCGACTTGAGTTTGCGACAGGCCTTCACACGCTGTGTAGATAGCCTCATTTTTCTTTTGTTCATTTAATTCTTTGTTCATTTCAACATTACGTTCGATTTCTTCGTTGAGTGATGCCTCAAGTTCTTCAACTCTAGCAGCAAGTTCCTCAACAACATCTACCTTTTCGGTAGGAATGTCGATGTAATGCTCGGTGAACAAGTCACGTAATCCAGAAATGAAATCTTCAACGATCTCAGCACGGAGACCGCGCTCAACTGCGAGTTCATTCTCTTTCATCCACTCTTCTGCCATGTAACCAAGATAGTCGTCAACCTTCTGTGCAAGGTCTTCTTTGATTTCTTCGACAGCAAGTTCAAATTGTTCTGAGAGTGCTTCTTCGGCTTCGGCGATAACTTCTTCAGCTCGTGCAATAACTGCTGCTTCAAAAATTGTACCAGCCTTAGCAACGAATTCTTCAGAAAGGTTTTCACCAGAAAGAAGAGCATCCATGTCTTCCTTCATTTTCTCTTTCATTTTTTCCTTCTTCAATGCCGCTTTGATCATTTTTGCATCTTGTGCAGCATCTTCGTGACCTTCACCAGATTCTTCTTTCTCTTCGTCCAAGTAATCTTCATCTTCATATTCGGTTTCTTCTGGACAATTCATCTCAGGTGCACCTGGATTTGGTGCATAAGTCTTACGCATTTTAGGTGCAGCTTGGCGATCTCTTGTGCTATCCCAAGACTGAAAATTGTCGGCATCCGGACCATCACGTAAATCAGCACGACCCATAGTATCTTGCGGACCAGTAGATTTAGTGTAACCAACGCCTCTTTTTTCCGATCCAACAGGTGGAGTTGCTCCGGGTGGAGTTGCCTGGTTTACAGTTTTAGCAGCATTTTTACCAATGCTTACTTTGTCGAATTTGGTGTGCAAAGGTCCACCAATGTTCTCTTCACCTTGCTCATCAGCAGCAAGTTTCTTACCCAAACCAAATTTCTCACCACTACCCATTCTTGAAGTTGTTTGTCCAAGAATTTCTTTAGCGGCTTCTGACAGATTAAATGTTCCCATTTGAAAAGCTCCTTGTTTCTATATTGTATATTTATATTTAAAGTTTTTTCATGAATTGTTCGAAGATATGTAGACTTACTTTTTCAATATCTTTACGTGATGCTTTAACGATTTTCTGTTTTGCTTCACGTAAATGTACTTCAGTCCACACACCATCAACTATCATCCATTCTTTACCCTCCATGATACCTTGTACGAAAGCACCTGGCGCGGAAGGGTCTGCTACAATATCCGCCGCTGTGGCTAGATAAAAATCGTTCTGAACAATATTAACACCGTTAACATTCTTCAACGAACCCATGCCTCTAGAAGATACACCTAATTGAGCACCACCTTCAATAAGTTTCTTGGCGATCTCACCCATTGGTGTGTCTAGAACTCTTGCTTTACCAATCCATTGTGTACCGTCTTCTTTCAAACTCTTGATGAGAATTGCAACACGGTCTAAATTGATAGATGGTGATTCAGGATGTCCCAATTCACCAAATGCTCTATTTTTATTGATGTATTCTTCATTGTAACGGTCTACTTCTTTTCTTAGAGTATTGAACTCATAAAGGCGTCCGTTACGATTCTTCTTTTCAGCGACAAGAAAAGGACCCTCAATGTGAAGGACTTTCTTGCCGTCGGCCTCTTCTGTCAGATAGTTGACGGTTTCATTAATTTCTTTGATTAGTTTCATGTTATTATGGTTTTAGTGAATACTCGCCGTAATTGAATGCAGCAGGGTCATTGAATTGTCCGCGCTGATAATATGCATTGTCTTTGCGTAATTCCATAATGATGGTATAGCTCGCATTTGCAATCTGACCTCTAGAACAAATGCTAATGTCTCCATTTGTATTGGCATCAATACTGGGGTTTTTAATTGTGATCCAATTTCCATTGCCGTCATATTCACCATTACCCTGCATAAACATTATTGGAACACCAGAATTAGCTAATGCACCGGCTTGATTATTTGCTCTCCAGTATAATTGGATATCACCTGTAGCGGTATCACTATCATACCATACACGATGAATAGTCAAACCGTAATATGGTTTTGCAGTATTACTAACACTCAAAGCAGAACGCAAAGGAACATTATTTGCATCAAGCGCGCCGTAAAAAGTGTTCGCACGAATTCTAGCAATATTTTCTTCTTGACCTGAACCATCAAAGGCACCGGTCAATTTGATAATCGCATGTTGCGTATCATCTTTTAATATTTGATATGAAAATAAATTTGCCATGTTTTATCCTGATTTATTTCGAATCTTTAGTAGGTTCGTCCTTAGGTGGCTTTCTAGAGTAAACTGTACCCGTAGAAACCTTTTTAGAAGTGAAACCTGCCTTCTCACCTGGTTTGGTTGGAACCTGACTCTTGTAGTCTTTATCAAAAGGACTACCAGATTCTTCCAATTCTTCATCCTCATCCCCATATTCATACTCAACTTCTTCTTCTTGTTGAGTAATTAGCGATTGTGCAATTTCAGCACGTTTAGCATCAATGTGTGCGGTGACCTTATCATGAATAGCCGAATATAACGCATCGCGGAATTCCGAGCCATTCTCTTCGTATGCAAAGTCGATAAGTCTTCTTGTATCAGACATGTTTTTTCTCCAAATAGTCTATTGATTATTATATTTATAAAATTCTTTTTATCTTGCTGAAGATTGGCTCTTCTTCTTCTTTTTGTGGTGTGGCATCAGGTGCAGGAGCATCAGCAGCGGCCATGTTCATCATCTGTTGTTGTGCAATACTTGTTGTCACACTAACTGGAACTCCAAGGCCTTCTTCTTTTTCTTTATCAATTTCCTTTTGCATTTCTGCAATTTCATCATCAGTTAAACGCAGCACATTTCTTTGGATCCAAACTTGCGAGAAGTATCTACCGGTATAGTTATCAACTTGATCCAACAAGCTTAATCTTTCCTTCATCAACTCAGCTTCTTTGAGTTCGGTGATGTTATTGTCTTTTATGAAGTCGTAATGAATATATTCTTTGAATTCTGCCCACTCCTCAGCGGTACAGATACCTTTCAGTACACATTGTACACGCATTGCTTGGTCGAACAAATCAGAAAACTTATTACGCATTCTGTCAACAAACTTAGAGAACTTTAATTCATCCCTAGTAATTTCCGATGCACGACCAAATGAGAAACCGGAACTGTTTGGATCAATACGCGAAACAGGAACATTCAATGCTTTATAAAGTTTCTTTTCGAAATATTTAACGTCCTCAAGTTCACCAAGATTCTGTCCGCCTGGCAATGTAGTAATCTCTGTGCCCTTACCACCTTCTCTACGTGGGAGCCAGAAGTCTTCCATCATGGACATAAACTTACGATCATCACGTACTTCACCGGTGTTTGCATCATACACAAGTTTATTTTTGTACTTGACCATGATATCACGGAGATACTGTTCAGCCTTTAACTTAGGCAGATTACCAACGTCGATATAAAAAATTCTACGCTCAGGTGCCCTAGAAATACGATAGATGACAGTAGCATCTTCAATCATACGCAACTGATTAAGCGGCTTGATTGCTTTGTGTAGGTATGAAAGCACTACAGCACGGCGTGAGTCCATCAAACCAGAAACTACAGAAATAATAGAGTCTGTAGTAATGCGAACACCAACTGGACCGAAACTGGAAGAAGAACTGGAAATAACCTTGTCATTATAAATGTAATACTCATTTACAAGGTCCATGACCTCGACACCAGTACGTTCATCTTTTTGCTTCTTGACTTCACGAACCTTACGCAATTTTCTAGGATCAATATAGCGAAGTTCTTTAACACCAGACATTGGATTTTCGCGGTCAATAATGATATGATAGTACATTCTACCATCGATATAATATCTACGGAAAATATCTTGTGCCATATTCTTATAATTCAAAAGGCGTAAGACATTTTGAAACTCTGTCTTGATCGCCTTTTTAATTTTTTCTGGCTGTTGCAGATCATCCAAAACAATTTTGATAATCTTACCATCATCATCTTGACATATAGCCTCATTAACGATATCATCAATAGCGGATTCGATTTCTGGCTGCATAGCCATTTCGCGGTAACGAGAAATTAATTCTACGTCATTCTTTGCAGTACCGTCTAAGTCAACATATGTACCATAATATGCGGCAGACGTAATAGTTAATGCGCCGTCATCATTAGACGGTGGCGTAAACGATTGTTGCACGGAATTGTCTTCTTCAGACTTTTCCCGCGCAATCGTAAAACCAAATAGAGAGAATTTATTTGCTGCCATTGTTACCTTTTCATTTCAAAAAAACATTCCTGATCAGTAAATTTTTGCACAATATCTAAGAATAAATGTTTAAAATTTACCAATCGGGAAATAATATCAAGTTGTACTTTCGATGGCTTCCCACCATTGATAAGCAAATGTTACACCGTATTCTTCAATCGAATCATTGTCTTGCCAGTTCAAATCGATTGGTGCAATATCTGTCGGAAACAAACCAACAAACTTGTACGTCTTCAATGCATCACCAGTTTTACCATATTGTGTTACAGTAGCATCAACAGTATATCCTGCTGGAGATTTTGCGCCACCATTACGTAGATTGCCTGCGTGACTATTTATTGCGTTCATCCACGACTCTAAAGAATTTCGGATTAGGAAATCTTCATCGTTAATGATCGTTGGTGTCCAATCAGCAAAAGTTCTGTTGCCTGCGAATTTCAGTTCACGACCAAAATAGAAAACAGGAACAGATGCAATTGTGGAGCCAGGCAGTTGAGCACCCTTTACCATGAAGGTTGCTTTCTGTCCCGCAGCAACACCATTTTCTGCAATTGTTGGGAAAGTTAAAGATACAGAGAATAGATTGGGACGAGCACCGTCCCCAATCATATTTGCTCTAAATTCTGCTACATTGAAACTCATTTTTATCTCCTTATCGTTGTTTTATTTATTAGAATTTACCAACGACTTCAGTGAAATCTACACCAGTTCTAACTGCAACAAAATTCAGTTGGATGAAGTTAATTGCTCTTGCTGGCTTGACATAAATGTCACCAACAAACTGATTAGAATCGATAACTTGTGAAGTGTTATTTGTGGTATCACATACAACACGGAAGTCATAGATGCCACGGCGACCCTGAATGTCTCTTAGGAATGGAGTTACTAATGCAACAAACTGTGCGCGAGTAAACTCATCATTAAATTCAAACATCGAGAATTTCGAAGCTTGTGCAATTGCCTTTTCTAAGACAATAAACAATCTACGGACGTTAATTCTGTCAAATGCCGAAGGCTTGTTGAGAAGCGTTTTGTCACCAAATAGCACAGTTCCTTGACCGGGAAATGTCGCAACAGGATTGATACCTAGAGTATAAAGACTGTCTCTATCCGTCTTGTTTGGATTCCACGCAAGTTTGACAACATTCTTCAGATTACCACGGTTGTAACCTGCTGGTGAATACCATGGATCACGTACAGAATCGGTGTAAACACAAAGACCAGCAATATCACCATTCAATGGAACCCAACGATATACGTTGTTGTACTTATCGAACATGTACTTCCAGCCAGAATCAGCAACAGCATATGATGTTGTACGATTAAGTGCAGTATTCCATGCGGTAATGTTGGTAACTTCACTACCTGATTGGTTTACAACGTTAGCTGACGGAGGCGAAACAAATGTGATACAATCTTTGCGAGATGAAGAAATATCAATCGCAGTTTGTTGTACGGCTACTGCAGCATCACCAGCGATAAGCAATGAAACATCAACTTCATCGGCATTCAAGAATAAATTAAATGCGGTTTGAAAGTTAGCTGCACTTGGTGTAGAATCTGCACCATTAGCCAATTGAAGTGAAACAGCAGATGCAATAGTTACATAAGTAGTTGCAGCTAATGGAAGACCCCATGTTGCATTAGTTGTTGCATACGACACTGGACCCATAGCATAAACATATTTTGAATTATTAAAGATATAATTTTTATAGTAGTTGGAATTTCCTAAAGAGTCATCAGAATCCGAACCTTTAGAAAGGAACTGAAATACTTCCAAAACTGTGCCTTTAGTTCCGGTGAATAAACCACCAGCATCAATAACAATAACATGCAGTTCATCATTTGACGCACCCGCAGCGGCACCTTGAGCAGAAGTTCCTGGAGCACCAGAGAAATAATTTTTGTATGTCCAAGCGGAATAAGATGCAGAGTCTGCAACAGATACGAGCAACGAATTACCTAATACACCAGGATATCTAGCAACAAATGCACCATAAGTATCAGCATTATCCGTGCGTAGATATGTTGCTTCGAATACATCCGGATTGGTAATTTGCAAGTTTGTGCCCGATCCGCACTCAGCATTATATGTAGCCGCACCAACTGCACGAACAACTTTAAGATTATTGCCATATGCCAAGAAAGAGGCAGCAGTAAAATAAGATGTATAGTTATTGTTATCTGGATTACCAAATCTTTTGTTCAAATCAGATTCACTTGAAACCGTAATTCTTTTGAATGCTGGACCCCATGCAAAACGTCCTGCAAATGCACCGGCTGTAGTAAGTACCGAAGGAACAACTGTTGTTAAGTCAACTTCAGATACTGTTACGCCTGGAGAGATTGAAAATGCCATATTATTTTCTCCTTGATATTTTATGTTATAGTGGCAATATTATACCGTACTAATATTTATGTAAGACTACTTTTATAGATTACGCATCATATCCCGAATAAAACTTGAATAAGTTTGTCCGGAATCTGCAGATTCCCATACATCACCATCCATAACCTCAAAACTATGTTCCAACCCATCTTCAATAATTGGTGCAGGCAGCGTTTCTTCATCAACTTGATTCATATTTTCAAGTTGAATCTGTTTACGTATATCGTGACTAACAATTTCCTTAAAGTATTTTTGTGTTGCTACCCATGCGAAAAGAACTAAAGTCATCACTAAGTCATCATTTGCACCTTCTTCAGCAGCAAATGAAGTTTTATTTGCAACAAATGTGGCCAATTCCGCAATCGTATCAAAATCTTGTATAATTAATTTGTTACCTTCAATCAAAGTCTTCAGATTGGAACATCCGATTCTTTTGACAGCAGGTGACATTTTAACACCTAACTGAACACCTCTGCCGAATCCCGCAGATAATTGTTGTGGTTTCTTGTTACCGGTAAATATCTTGAATAGGTTATCATATTCCAAATCTTGGTGTAAGATATCTGCAACCTGTGGATTATTATTTATCTCTACTAGAATGTACGCATCATTATAGAACTTTGCTGCGTTGTAGATGACTGTCGGAAACAAAATAGGAGAAATCGAAGAACTCTTATATGTTGCGACTTGTTTATACGGTGTTGTTGAAATATCAAACACGGAGAACGCAGAAGCATCCATGTTTCTACCTTCAGACACATCAACCATCAAACAATACAAATGATCCTTTTTGAGGTCGTCATCACCTTTAATAGGATGATCATATATCTTCATCATATCATGTTCAACAACAACTTCTTTATATACAAGTTGTTGGAGTTTTGTGCCAGTGATTAGAGTATTGGTTGAACCTAAGAACTCGGTGTTATGCGATACAACTCCATTGGAGAGGTAAGTTTCATGCTTCTCCACTCCGACCGGATCATATACTTCATAGTCACCGGAAACATATTCAATGTTTGTAATTATTTTACCAGATAAAGTATCAGTTAATAATATATCTTGCGCTTTTTTGAAGCCGGCATTCGTTAAAAATGCATGGCCGCCTGAACATTTTATATCAGTATTGTCCGAAAATGTAAAGGTGTACAGTACATCTACAATCTTTTTTTGTACACCTCGAAAGTATTCATAACCTGTGGGTGTGTTAATTAAATACCGACCCCTATTCAACTTAAACATTTTTAGATGTTCCTCTTAGTATCCGAAATATATATTGTTCGGTCACATTATATTTTTTGGAGTATTCCACACAAAAGGCCCGTTCATAAGTAAACATTTTACCATTTCGTTTTATCTTACCGATATCAGGATTAATTATCTCAATTTTTTGTTGAAAATCCAAAGAATTCAATATCAAACTAAATCATACAAATCTCTAATCTTCATTTTTGATGTCATTCCTGTTTCATTATCAAAAATTTCAACAAGGGTATCTCCATCCAAACATTCAAACTCCTGTCTGAATTGATGTTCGGAAGTATTCTTGATCGTTTCTTCTTTCCAGATTTCATCTCTACCTGGAACCATTGACCAGTGGATTTCAAACGGCACATAATTGTTTCGTTTGTTTATGGCATCAGTCCAAATCTTGTAGAACAGATTCATGCCGTTGGGAGTAGAAACAATAATGATCTTCGTTTTGGTACCAGCAGTAATAACTGGATAAACTGAAGTAAAGAAGTCTGTAGCAATGTTTGATGGAACGAAAGCAAATTCGTCCAAGAATACAATGTTGAATGAACCAGATCGAGCAGCAGAAGATGATGTGGATGATGCTACAAGTTTAGATCCGTTTTCCAGCTCAACAAAACCCTTGTTCCAAGTGACAACACCTTGTTGGAGCCACATAGGTAAATTTTCATATGCAAGTTGATACTTACCTAGAATATCCCGTGAGGTTTGTCCGCGGTTTGCCAAGATAGCAATGTTCTGAGAGTCTTGAAACAATGAAGCCCAAAGAAGATATGCAACTGTTGTTGTTGTCTTACCAACCTGACGAGGACATTTTGTGATAACAAATCTATTCTTATGAAAGATTCGAATCATGTCCTCCTGGAAATCATACATCTTGAAAGGAACAAGACCATCATCTAGTGTGATAATCTTTACATACTTGGCAAAGTATATTGGATCTTGAGCGCACTTTACATACTCATCGATCTGTTCTTGTGTATACTGTACATCAACACCAACACGTTTGAGTAAATTATTGTCACGGTACGTGTCTTTACTACTCATTCTTTACCTTTTAGCAATTTACTTAATTCTGCGGTGCTACCCACAAAAATTGCTTTGTCAATATTCGTATTGTTTGTTTCTTTTTTACCGTTCATGTCACGCATTTGTTTTTGCAAACTGATCAATTCTTTATTTGCATCGACTACGTTCTTTAATAGTGTGCCATACACTTCGAATGCTCTTGGATGTTCAGAGGCCTTAGCAATGTGGAGTATTTCTTCCATTGCATCTTTACCTTGATCAATAATGTCCTGTAGATTTTCTTTTGATTGATTGTATGCATCAGTCAAATCTTGATCCAAATCCACCACATCTGATGGTGGTTTTGGTATCACAACAGGTAATTTTTCCGTTTTTACAACCGGAGTCACATCGAATAGTTCTGCCATATTTTTCTCAAAGTCGCTCATAAGTGATTAATAATTATATATTAGGATATTCAGTAATGGTTGTGGTATATGTATATGCACTATTTGGTGTGGCATTTGTTGGATTAGGAACAATATTCACTTTTGCTAGTTGTAATGGAACAACGGCATAAGAAGTAAAGGTATATTTTGCATTACTCTGTGCGCCGTAGATTGGCATACTTGAAACAAAATTACCTTGTATTTCAGTAACATGTAACACATTATTTGAATAATACAAAACCTTTGCTGTGGCCGTTGCTGTTGCTAAAGAATATCCTTGATAAACAATTTCACCTTCTGTATATGTTCCAGTGCCGGTTGCATTCATATTAAATGCAACGTTATCATGTTCCGACACACCACTCAATATATTTGTAATCGAATTTCTGATTATGTTTACAGGAGATGTTGCACCAAAAATGAAACCTTTTACGGTAAAATTTAAAGTCCAAATAACAATTCTAGGATCAGAATCTCTGTTACCCTCATCTTGAACAGAATAATCGATATTATTTAAAATGATAGGAACTTCTTTAACAACACCCATCTCAGGAATAAGATTTAACTTAATTGTATAATCTGGTGTGAAAAAAGGAAGTATATGTTCTATAACTTGATTACCATCTTCAATATTTCGTACATAAAGGTACAATGAAAAATCAAAATCGTATGGTACAGGATTGTATTGTGAAATTACTCCACCCGATGTTGTACTAGCAAAACTTTTTTGATTCGTATTCAGTTTGCGAGAAGTATCATATGTTATACCATTCAAAATATATGACAATCTAGGCAATGTCATCTGAACTTTTTTATCAAGATCAGGATCGCCTTGCAAACGCATTACATACATTTCTTTTGATGCATATGCAATTGGGACTAAGAATCTTTCTTGTTCCGTCAAGTCTTCATTGTACCGAACTAAGGTGATGTTATTAAACAGATCACCAAATGCTACGGTAAGTTTTCGTATAATTCTATTATATGTGGGAGTTGACATCAAATTCTACCAAAAGGATTAGACTCTGTTGTGTTCACAATTGAGGAACCTTGAGTTTCAATATAACTATTATCATAATTTTCATGCGTAGATGGAGCGTTCATCAGATCAAACGTGGCCAATGTATAACTTGCACCGCTTGTTTCACCCCTGACAACAGAACCGTCTGCAAATTCACCAAGAATATTCGTAACAGAAAGAACCTTACTTACTGAATTCCATGAAGATACGGTTGCAGATGTTGTAGCATTTGCCGAAGTACCGTCAGGTGACTGGAACACAAGTTCTTTATCCAAATATGTTCCAGTTCCTGTACCCAAATCTAGGTGTATTGTATATGCAGACTGTGTAACAACATCATCAATTTCTGTCATACCAGTTTCGATAACTTCTTGTGAGTACTTGAATTTCTCCATTTCCAGTTCATAGAAATAAGGAACTTTTCTACCCAACATAAAGAAATCTTTAGTTTGGTTTGTAAATTTAATCTCGTATATTTCACCGGTTCCATTCAAGAAAGGAATATAAACAAGATCACCTTCACGCGGCCTAGTGAATGTATTTTGTGGAACTCTTTGAGAGAAAGAACGTTTCGAAACAATAACGCTAACATTATTTTTAATTTCAAGACCAAACTTAGAAAAGAATTCTTTCTCTCCCATATATTCAGTAGAATTCGATAGATACATTTCTAATGGAAATGCAGTCTTAAATTTACGAAGCGGATCTTCACCAAACAGTAAGTCTCTAGCCTCACCATTATTATTAGGCAAATAATACGCATCAAAACCCATGATCTTGATAGACTCAACGATCAGGTCTTCGATAACTCTTTGTTCGGAATGCGCTCCGTAATTATTAAAATATTGGCTGGTCGCAATTTTAGGTTCCTACCTTTCTTCTTTCATCCCACCACAGTTTCATTCTTTCTGAATGGGCTTTTTGTCGTATCGGATCATTTTTGTATTTTTCCCACAATAAGCGATGAGCTTCTGCATGTTCCGAAACAGTAAGTTCCACCAAATTGGACGGATCATTTGTTCCACCCATGTGCTTAGGTATAATGTGATGTTTATGTCTCATTTTAGTTCATGAAAAATTCAACCGGTGCACCATAATTGGTTTCCATTTCTTTCTCAAGGCGCTCAATCTCATCAGCAGCCTCTTGATAAATCTTATCACCATTTAGAGCAACACCGCCAGGCAATGAAAGTCCTGAGAATTTCTTTAGATTATTACCCCATGAACGCTTGATAAGTGCTGTTGCATACTCTTTGAGCCAACGATCATTCCATACATTATGGTAAACATCAGGATTGATTGCAGCATAGGATTCAGCAACAACAATTGTACCTAATGGTGATTGATTGCTACCCCAACCCCAATCGATGTATAGTCTTTGCATATGTCTCTGGAAGCGAATAGGAACCGATCCAGTGAACATAAGTTCAAGTGAACGTAGGTGTTGTTGTGTTAGTGTATAATTTACGTAGGACGCAGAGGTAAAGTCATACAATTCATTCAGACGGAGTTGGTATCTCAAGTCGAACATATTGATTGTTGCTTGCGAATCTGTAATAGGAAAGATTCTAGAGATGCCAACAATTTCCATTGGATTGCCATCCTGATCCAAAGTATTACTCAGATCAATATATCGGTTATCAATATCAGTTTGTTGTAATGCTTTAATGTAATAGATTTTTTGCAGGCCATCAAAGTGATAGTCTTGCCAATATTGCAACGCATCATCAATACGATCTTGCACTTGGTCATCATCGACGTTAATGTCAATGACAGGAAAGCCCAATCTACGTAGACAGTAACTTGTGAAATCTGCTCTATTAGTAATCGTTGCCATTTTAATCCATCTTTTATGTTGGTATTACTATTTATGTTTTACCTAAAGAACATTGGAGTCATTTCAGGACTACTTATGTTGTTTGCTGCTGTTACTGTATATGTTAGTATGATTAGGCCGCCCGCACCTCGTTGAACCGATTCGCTTATGCCACCACCACCACCGCCTCCACCGTAGCCACCTCCAGGACCACCATTGCCACCTCCGGTTGGCGCACCAGCACCGCCACCGCCACCGCCAGGACCATAAGTGGCATTTTGTACCGAAGTTGTCCATGATGACACCGTATTTGATCCTCCAGTACCACCCAACCAACGGCTTGGTGTAGCTGATGAAAATCCTCCACCACCACCACCACCATTGGTGCCATTACCCGGATTGGCACCTGATGTTCCTGCGGAACCGCCGCCGCTGCCAGCAGGACCTGCACCACCAGCACCAGCAACAGTTGCGCTCGCATTTCCGCCTACTGTACTAGAAGTTCCGCCAGCACCGCCACCGCCACCGGCGCGCCCAGAAGTGGCTGTTGCACTTGCATTACCTCCTGCTTTACCTGCTCCTCCTGGACCTGCTGCGCCACCACCACCACCACCGGCGTTAACTCCCGGAGTAGAAGCAAAAGCATTGTTACCCGCTGCACCCCCAAGGAACGTTGTGGAACCTATGTTATTGGCGCCGAGACTCAGAATACCCCCAGCAGCACCGGTTGCACAAACTAATACGACACCACTATTTGTTTTAACGACAGTAGACCCTGGAGTGCTACTATTCTGACCGCCAGCAGAGTACGATTGTGATACGCCGACTTGAATATTTAAAATATCATTGGGTGTTACTGCAACAGTATTTGAAGCATATGAACCGCCGGCGCCTGCAGTATTGGCTGGAGATACCGTAGAAAAACTATTGCCAGTTCCCCCCGCACCAACGCATTCAATCTTCAATGAAGTCACACCGGCAGGTACTTTCCAACCTGCTGGAGAATTATTTGTAATAGCCTCTACATAAGTTCCTGTTTGTGGTGATGTTGGAGTATATGTGATAACTATAAAACCAAAACCTGCTGTCATTCCAGTATTTACCGCATATGATCCGCCGACAAAATTGTTAGTGCTTGATGTAGTTGAATTAACGGATCCGCCGGGTCCACCACTTACTCCGTAAGATATTTTTGAATAACTGTCTGTCCAAAAATAAGACAAACTTCCATTACCCGCGGTCCCCGGTGATGATGTGCTAGTAGCATATGATCCTCCGCCACCACTGCCGTTGGTGCCTGATGTGGCACTAATAGATGCCGTTTGTCCTATACCACCCGAACCGAAAAAAGAATTTCCGCCAGCGCCACCTCTATAAGGAGAATTGCCGGCATCACTACCTACTGTACCTCCGTTAGCTCCGCCGCCGCCGCCGCCTCCGCCAAAAGTATTATCTCCAACAGCGGTTGCTGAACCTCCATTTGCGCCGTTGCCATTTGGTCCTGCTTGTCCTCCCGCGCCGCCATATATGTAGTAATACGAGCAACATCCTGGAGCATTAGCGAAAGTGGTCGGCGTCGGTGACAATCCTCCACTATACTTAATATCACCTATTCCGCTACTGGAACTTTGAGTGGCCGAAGCACCGTTGGCCGTATATGTTGGGGCAGAATTAGTGTCTTTATTAAACCAAGTGAGTGTAGTTTGAAGACCTATTTGTATATATACTTTTTGAAGTGGCGTTAAACTTACATTATTAGTTTTAGAATAACCCCCGCCATTACCAGAACCTGAAAAATCACAGCCTCCAACAACTTCAACTGTAGCTGATGTACAATCTATCGGTACAGTCCAAGTGGTACCAGAAGTTAATACTATTGTGACTTTGCTCATATTTCCAAAGGTGTAACTTTTTGTCCTGATCTAGGCACAAATTTTTCTCCGTTCCAAATATTATTTACTGGATCATTATCCGGAACCAATTCAAATCTGTGACCCTCTCGACACTCATCATTTAATTCGGCCATAATTACGCCATATAATTCACCTGTTGTATTATTGATAACTGCTATTGCTGGCATTATAAATCCTCATTTGGAAAAACATTGATAAAAATACTATCCGGTTCTATCGCTTCAATACTGTGCCATTCATTGGCTTTTAGTTTAACCGGTGTGTGATATTTATCGATTTCTAGATATAAATTTTCTTTACGTATTGCACATTTACCTTGCACACAATATGTCAGATGTGCGATAGTATGTTCATGTTTTGGTAATCCTTCTCCGACAACTTTCGCATGATATACATGAGTTTTGGTATTTCCATAATCAAAACTGTAAGTTGGTATTAAATTAGTTATCATTGTTGTGTTACTGCAATCACATCCCAAAACGAATCTTGAGAATTGTAGATACATCCGACGTAAGTAACTTTACTGGCAACTGTAGTAGTTGGTAATGTTGTTCCCACTACTCGATATGAGTTGGCGCCAGAAATGTTCCAAGATAATGCTCTTGCAGTTCCGTTGTCTTTAATTCGTATCATTAATTTCTGTGCATCTACGGGTGTGCCAGTCGGAATTGAAACGGATGCGGCTACTGCCAATGCTGTGATGTTATATTGATCTGTACTTGTGCTGACAGGAATAATTGGATTAGCACTAGCAATACTTGTAACTCTAGGCGCATAAGAGGCAGCACTTGTCTGAGTGGTACCATCAGAGAATACAATACCATAACCAGTTATGACCGCATTAGCAACATATAATGAATTATTTGATGCGAAGAATTTAATAGTACTGGTGTTTGATAAGTAACCTGTGGTGTTGGCAAAGATAATTGAGTTTGCTAAGTAACCGGATGAACTACCATTAGCTTTATCAAATGCACCTTGAGCTAGTATGTTAGCTGAATTAGATTTATCAAATGCACCTTGAGCTAATGTATTTGCTGCTAATATTAATGTATTCTGTGCATTATCAACACCAAGAATATAAGCAATATTAGCATTAGCAGTATTAAGACCACCTTGTAACTGAATCGTATTTGATGAGGCGTTATTGGCAGTAGTAAATGCTGCTTGAGAATATGCATTAGATGCGGCAGCAGTAATTTGTAATGTTCCATCAACAAATGTAATACCATTATTAGCACCTGTTATTGTATTAGCACCGGTAAACAATAAACCAGATGTTAAGTTTACGGCACCGTTACCTTTCGGTGTCATTGTAATGTTGATATCAGTATTAGCACCTTGTGCTGACAGTATTGGATTATTACCTAAAATTGCACCAATAACTTGTAAAAAATTGACGGATGACGCCAGCGATGCGATACGAAATTGAGTTACACCGGAAGTACCACCTGAGCCTGTTATAGCATTTGCAGGACTTGCAGTCGAGTTAATAAGCAAACCACCAGCACCGCCGCTGCTATAAATTGCAAAAGGGGCTGTCGAACTATCAAAAAATAATCTTGCGCTATTAGTTACTGTAGTAGTATCGCGGCTAAGAACTAATCCCGCTGGAACACCAGGTGGACCACTCACTTGGATCGAACCACTACCTTTTGGTGACAATATTATGTTGATATCAGTATTTGATCCTATTGCCGATAATATTGGACTATTATTACCTGAAGTTGCACCAGAAACTTGTAAATAATTGACAGCACTTGTCACAGAGTTTATATTAAATTGCTTGCTGCCATCAGAAGTTGTTGTTGCACCGGTGTAAAATCCTATATCATTACCTGCCGAAGATCCCAAAAAGAGAGCTTTACTGCTACGCAAAGCCACTCTACCGCTGGCCACGGATGCACCAACTAAGGTTAATGATGAAGTGCCAGCACCTATAGTGGTATCTTCTCTAATTTGAAACAAAGTACTATTCGCACTTGCGGTCGTCGATTGCACCTGCAAGTTAATTATTCCGTTACCCTTGCTTCTCATTAATATAGAAACGTTGGCATCAGAACCTTGTGCAATAATACTGGGACTATTTCCAGAACTGGCTCCAGTTATTTGCAAATAATTGGATGCAGGGTTTGTACCCGCAACATAGAACTGTGTGTATCCATTTGCAGTTATTGCAATATCTCCTAATGCTGGACTATACAATCCAGTATTTGCATAACCAATTGATAGTGTTGGATTTGAATTTGAACCTGTATTAGGAAGGTATAAACTCGATACAGGATTAACAGTAATTAATGATCCGGTATTAGGTAATAATGTATTCGCATAATTGTAAGAATTTTGTGCCAATACATTAGCTGAATTAGCTTTATCAAATGCACCTTGAGCTAATGTATTTGCTGCCGTTATTAAGGTGTTTTGTGCTAGGTTCACACCAAATATATAAGAAATATTGGCATTAGCGGTATTAAGACCATCTTGTAACAATGAAATATTGGTATTCTGACTATCTTCAAGTCCTTGTAATCCAATTACTTGCGAAATAGGAATAGAGATTGCTGTATTAGATACAGAAGAAACTCTACCATACGTGTCTGTAGTTAATACTGGAATATATGCAGAGTTACCATAAGTTCCAGCAGTTCCTGTGGTCGCAAGTGAGAACTGAGTTCCTGTTAATGTTATTGGAGCAGCGGCACTATAAGTTCCAGGTCCAGCAATCTGCACAAAAGTGATTGGAGAAGTTCCAATTACTATTGTTCCAGTCGAGGTTTGAATCCATGAAGTATTACCATTTATTGCTCCACCACTAACAAATACATAATCACCTGCAGAAACTTCATTTAGAATACTTTGATCATAATCAGATGCTCTTGTCAGTATCCAATTTGTGGATATTGATCCATTTGAAGTGACAACATAAACACCATTTTGATTTGCTAGAGTTTGATTCTTGACCAAAACTCTATCATTTGGTAGAGTTGTGTAACTGTCAATAACTAATGCAGTCTGTGTTCCAGAATTTGTTAAGTTTGCACCAATACCAGAAGATCCATTATTATATGTTGCAGTTAATGGACCTGTTGTCGATATTTGAGCTGCAAGGTGATAGTTTGTATTCGATATTGCAGCATCAACATATTGTTTTGTGGCCAATTGCAACGCAGATGTAGCATCTTGAGTTACAGTAATCGAAGTTAAACCGCCTAATGTTAGTGTTGTGCCAGCGGGATTAATTGTAGTTGTACCAATAGTAACACCGGAGATTGCTGTATTAACAATTGATGTTACTCTACCGTTAGCGGCAATAGTTGTAACGGGAACATAAGTTGAATTACCATATACTCCAGGAGTTGTGGAAATTGAGGTAATATCTAAGTTTGCTTGATTGTATGCATTTTGTGCTAGTACGTTAGATGAATTAGCTTTATCAAATGCACCTTGAGCTAATGTATTTGCTGCTGATATTAAGGTGTTTTGTGCTAGGTCCACACCAAGTATATAAGCAATATTGGCATTGGCAGTATTTAATCCACCTTGAAGTAAACTTATACTAGTATTCTGTGCTAGGTCCACACCAAGAATATATGCTATATTGGCATTGGCAGTATTTAATCCACCTTGAAGTAAACTTATATTAGCATTGGCAGTATTAAGACCACCTTGTAACTGAATAGTATTTGATGAGGCAGTATTTGCAGAAGTAAATGCCGCTTGAGCTAGTACGTTAGCTGAATTAGCTTCATCAAATGCAGATTGTGCTAAAGTGCCTGATGCTGCTGCGGTTTGTATTGATCCATCCGGAAATACAATACCATAACCGGTTATGACCGCATTAGCAACATACAACGAGTTATTCGAAGAGAAGAATTTTATGGTGTTAGTATTTGATAAGTAACCCGTAGTGTTAGCAAAAATAACAGAATTGTTTAGATAACCGGAAGCAGAAATGCCACCTCCACTACCACTAGTATTAGATGCGCCAACAAATTGAGAGGTTGACTGTACTACAGTTTGATTACCAGGATTTACTCTTACACTAATTGTTTGTATTGGATTAACTGTAACATTTGGCATGTTGAGCCCTTATCGTGTTACTGATGGAGAAACAAATATTTGTCCTTCAAGAACACGCGTTACTGTCTCACTATTGCTGTCAGTAAGTAGAACATCATATACTAATTTACCCGCAGGCACATTTGCGGTGACACTTGGTGTTGCAGATAATTGAATTACTCCATTAGCAGCATCAGTAATCGTGGACGTAAATGTCAGAGTAGCGTTACTTGAATAATATGAACGCCTAGCTTGACTTCTTACTGTAAAATAATTAAGGTTATAAGGTTCACCATTATTTCCATCAAGCGTAACCGATGTTACAAAAGTTGTTCCTTGTTCTAGGTATAAGTCAGAATAGGCAGCTGGCATCTTTTAATTCTCCATATGAATGGATTATTTAGTTAACTACCATCCACATTAAATATTAATGTATCGGAAATCTATACACCGATCCATCTAAAGATTTTATTTCTTCATAAGCAATAATTAAAGACTGTTGAACGTCAGGATTATCTAAAATTATTTGTTCTTTAATTGCCGATATATCAGATTCATTCGGTGTAGATTTGAAATGTTTTTCTATTGGATCATATACCAAATATTGAATATATTCATAGTATTTTGATACTTTTAATGCAGTTTGATTAGAAAATAATGATCTAACCCAATTTGCATAACCTGGCATATTATTTTCTTGCATAATCTTTTCAACCGTATTGAGATCGAGATTTATGCAATTATATGTTTCGGCTGTTTGTTGTCCATGCTCACATACATCGACTGCTGTAAGTAATTCTTGAGTGAGTATCATGATATACGTATAACTGGAATAACAGGAACAATTAAATTATCTAGTTGAATAGAATTTTCATCTTCTATAGATTGTGCTCCAGCAGCACTCAAAATATCCAAAACTAGTTTCAATGCATCATCACTAGAAAGATTTAATGCATCTTGAACATTCATATCAATTGATGTGATGCCATTATGTATTGAAGTATATACATAATTTTCAGTATTCCTGGTAGTTAACTTCCAATGAATATTACAAACGGGAACTGCACCCTCTGTATATTGTTTTATACATTCTAAATGGTCGACAGACCAACTATGTTGTTTACTCATTATTATTCCTTAATAATAAATTACTACTTGTCCGCCTTGACCCGAACCGCCATAACTTGCTACCCAACTAGTGCCCGTATTGTATCCGGATTGACTGTATAAAATTGCACTGTTTGCGCCAGAAGTTAATGGATAATTTGATCCACCTGCACCACCATACTCGGTAAATGCGGTGGTGTTGTTAGCGCCGCCACCACCAAAATATCCACCGCCTCCACCTCCCGCAGAACCAGTTTTACCGTATATAGCTCCGTCGCCTCCAATCAATGATGCACCACGCGCATTACCTCCTGCAATTTGCGTACCCGGAGTTGCTCCACCGACGGCAACATTATCAGAAAGTGCGCCACCCGCAGCACCACCGGTTCCTGTTGTGGTACCCCCCCCACCACCACCACCAGCAATTAATAATGCAGTTGTACTACGAAATAATCCAGAATATCCTCCACCCGAATGTGCGGCATATGATGTTGCCGATCTATAACCTCTACCGCCTCCATTAATACCAGCAGATGTATATCCTGTTACTCCGCTACCTGCAGGCATTGTATTGCCAGTACCCCCGACACGAACGGTTAATGTTTCTGCAGGCGTGACAGTTATTAAACCTTCGATATAACCTCCGGCTGCCCCAACATTACCACCAGCACCAACCATCGTCACATATATTTGATAAATTCCTGCGGGTACAGTAAATGTTCCCGATGAAGTTGGTGTTGAAAATGTTTGTGATGTGGTATAACTGAACCCATTTTTAAACGTTATTCTAGCATAACCTGAGCCACCATTACCGCCGTTATTAGACCAAGTGCCTGTACTGCCGCCTCCTCCTTGTCCACCAGAACCGTGTATGGCCGATATGGAACCTGTTTGACCAGCATCTAAACCTCCATATGCAAGAAACGTGTCTCCGCCTCGACCTCCGTAGCAAGCACCACCACTCGAACCTGCACCCGCTATACCTGGCTGACTTGGCGCCCCGCCACCATATGAAGTGGTTGAAGTTCCGCCCGCACCTACAGCACTAGGTGTGCCTTTTCCACCGCCACCGCCACCTTCACCTAGTAACGTTAGTGTCCCATTCAGGGTTAATGTAGTATTGGCACCTTTAGTGCCAACTGTAACGGAACCGGAAGTAGTCGATGATGTTCCTCCAGTGCCACCCGCACCAACAACAACAGTAAAAGTCATAGCATTAGAACTATCACTTATAGAAGAATTCATGAAGCAGCCGCCGCCACCACCACCGCCGGAACGTCCAGCTGAAGCGTCGGCGTTGTAGGCGCCACCACCGCCACCACCACCGCCAACAACAATGCCGCTACATTGATAATTTCGAATAGTTCCGGTATAGTTTGGTATTGTTACTGTATATGTTCCGGGTGTTGTGTACTCATACGTCACACCGCCAAGCCATTTTGCGTTGTAAAAATTACTTAATGAAATTTGTCCACTGGAAGGTATTGCGGTATAAGTTCCGCCAGGAAATGCAATTGAACCAGCAGTAACAAAAGATCCACCAGCATAATATTCATTCAATCCTGTTGGATTTGTTCCAGGTGATACTCCTTCCAAATAGTTTTGGAGATCACCTAGACTTATTGCACCTGATGTTGGTAATGCCATATCTTTAAACTCAATCGATTAATTTATCAACAATAGATTCTAATCTTTCAATTCTAGAACCTTGCTTAGTTATGATGACTTGTTGTTCCTTGATTGCTTCAATCAACAGAGGAATCAATTTCTCATACCGAACAGTTAGATACCTATCATCAATGGGAGCAGGTACAACAATTTCGGGTAATACTGCTTGAACTTCTTGTGCAGAAACGCCAACTTCATTTTGAACAGCATAACCTAGTGCTTGAGCAGTTTCATTTGCATGGTAATAGAAACCATTTAACGATAACACTTTAGTTAGTGCATTGTCGATAGCACCAAGTCTAGTCTTCAATCTATCATCGGAGTAATATGCAGTAATATTATTTGCTGCACGTATTTCACCGGCAACACCTGAAGCTGACGTACCAACACCAATCGAATTAAATTGCGAATTTTGTTTTGTGCTGGTAAATGTGTTGGACGAACCAGTTACATTGCCCGAAATGGCATTAGTGACAGTCAAATTGGTTAATGTTCCAACAGCAGATAAGTTTGGTGCCGAGGTAATATATGATTGTGATGCGCCAGTTGCATAGGTTGCAGCGTTCGCCGAACCTGTAGTATTCTGATTAAATGTTGGCCATGTAAATGTACCTGTACTGAAATTTCCACTAACCGGTGCACCTAACGTTGGAGTAGTTAATATTGGACTTGTATTCAATACATTATAACCACTGCCAGTTGACACTGTAACACCAGTACCACCATTCGCAACAGGTA